GATGTACGACAATATATTGCAGCAGAGGTAGTACCTCCTTCACTAGCAGTGTAGAGAAGTTGGTCAGCCTCATATCTTGTAGTACACCATAAGGGAAGATGCTGAAAACCAGCAGCCTCTAATGCTTTAAATGTTTTAAGTTTATTACAAGCTAAAGCAATTGCACTATGGCTATTAAGATCATTAGGATGTGATTTAAAATTAGCTGGCCTAGAATTGCCCCAGTTAATAATAACATCACGACGTCTAGCATCGTACGTTGGGCGTACTCGCTTGACTCCTAGACTATTAGCTAAAGATTTAGAACTAATACTTCCTATCTTATAAGGAAATACTTTTAATCTAAAACGCATATTCTATTCCTTTCTTTCTATCTTGGAAACGTCTATCTAATTGTTTAATCTTTTTAATAACATGACCATGAGGACCTGTTACTATTTCTTTTTCTTTAATTAACTCTAACCAATTAGGACTAAAGTTATATGGTAAACCAACAAGATCTACTACATCATTACCAATCCATCTAATAATATATGATTCATCTAGATCAATCTCATCAGACATCTCACCAGTCCATGTTGGAAACTCATCCCAATCATCAGGAGGTGCAATAGAAACTTCATCTCCTACTTCAAAGTCAGAATTAAAAGGCATACCCTTGCTCCTTTCTTTTAGCATTCATTAGTTTAATCTTACGAATAACATGGTAATGAGGGTTAGCTATTAAAGAAGTGTCTGCTTTATCTACAACTTTCCAAGGATAGTCATCATTAATACCCATAAATAAAGTTCTAAATTTAATTTTATCTTCATCACCTTCTTGGAATACAGATTCTACTACAACTGCTTTAGGATTACCATTAGAATATACATCAACTAGTACATATCTATCTGATGTAGATTTGCCATCTCTAAAGCATTGAATTATATCATACTTTTCCATTAGTAGTCACTCCATGAATCATAAGGATTGTATTTGTATGGTGATGTTTGTTTGTACTGTGTGTAGTCTGCTTCATAGTCATCATCATAAAAATCTAGATGACTGAAAGGTACATTGTAAGCAAAGTCTTTACCAGAGAACTCATCATCATTCATTAAGTTTGCAGTGTAGTCACTGTTAACATCAATGACTTCAAAGATCTCACCACGATTAAATAATACTTTAGTATCTTCATCATAGAAGTTACGATTTAAACGAACAAGTTCACCTTCTTTAACTACTTGTTTAGGTTGAACAGTAGGTTTAGTAAATAAAGCTGGTTGATTATACTGTACTTTAGGTACAACTACAACCTCTTTTGGTTTGTAACTTGAGTTAGAATACCATACACCTTGATCCCATACACCTTTGTTTTCGTTGAAGATCTCTGCATTTCCATGACGATCAAGGAAGATAAGCTTAGAATAACTAATACGAGACTCAATTAATTCTTTAATTGCTGGCTCAAACATAGCTAGGTTACCCCATTTATTTACTAATGGTTTAACAATCTCTTCATTAAAGTGATATGTATCTGAGAAATCTTTACTACCGAAACCTGAGATAACACCATTGTGTACAAACGCAAAGCTTTTGTTTACATTAAATGGATGACAGTTAGCTTCATTAATTACACCATGTGTTTTAATACGGAAGTGTAATACAGCTTGACGTTCTTGATGTGGAGCATAAGCATCCCAGAATTCTTTAAATGTAAAGAAACCTTTTTGCACATGCAACTGTCGATTCTTAACATACATAAACCCTGCACCATCAGGATTGCTGTTGAAGCTTTGTTTAAGATTGTCGTATGGAATTACAATATCTTTGTCTTTATAAATAGCGATACACATTATGCGAATCCTTTCAATTTAGATACAAGTTCTGGATATGCTTTACGTTGTGGCATTACCCAATTAATAAATGTTTGGTAGAATGTTTGTTGCTTAAGAGCAGCACCAAGATTACAAGGTTTAGCATAGTCAACAATTGCTTGACAGAACTGTACTTTAGCAGCAAAGTCTTCATATGTCAAGGGAGTACTGAAGATACGGAACTCAATTGTATCTTTATTGTTTAGATTCAATGCGTTATAACGTGCACCTGAACGTTGAGTAATTGGAAATGTAATTGTCCGATTACCTTGTGCACAATAACTATTTAAGTTACGACCTGCAACGTAGTTAATAAACTTACTATTGTCACTACGATTCATAAACTCAGTAAGCTTACCTACTGTAAGAGTTGATAAAGGTTTACGTGATACATGAACGTGCATACCTACTGATGGACCATTAGTAATTTCTTTAGGCTTATTCTCATAAAATAATTTAAAGACATCTAATTGAATATCAAGTGTTGCAGGACATGTAACTACTTCGAAGCCATGTTGAATTGAACCATCTGATTTCATAATGGCATGGCCTTTAAGTGCTCTGCCTACTTTCATACGTGCTACATCACGATCTGTAGTTTCGTATTCTAGTTCTACACCTAGATATAATGTATCAGGTCGAACGTTCTTAGCTTTGAATTTAAGTAACTCAGGAACTTTAGTTGAGTAATTGTGAATACGATATGCTTGTTCAGCACATGATTTACATTCACCAAATTCATTTACTATAGATTGAGGAACTGTTCTACTACATGTAGGACAATTACAAGTTGTATCAGTTACTGTATTATATACATAACCATTGATTACAGCTTCATCTGGACGTAACCAGAATCCTGTTTCACTGTGATAACTATAGTTATATTCTTCAATATCTAAATCACGATGTATAAATTGACGTTCACCACTAAGGACAGCACTAATTGCTTCATGTTTATAAATAAATTTACCAGATAAATAACAACATACAATAGTAAATATATTATTATCTCTTAGGAACTCTCCCATTTTAGTAAATAGTACTTGACTATTTTCTTCTAAGTTATACTCACGCATAAACTTAGTCTTGACGTGATTATGTACAGCATCTCTAAGATCCATGGTTGGTTTGGAATAATAGAAAGCACTCAGTCTAACCCTAGTTCTAAGCTTTTCAACAACTGAGGCATAAATTTGCCCATTATTTTTAAGAATCTTCATAGGATTAAGTAAGTAATAAAGGCCATCAAGTATAGCAGAATAATTTGTATCTGCTGTTTGTGTAATGATACCCTTCTCTAAAGCATAATCTCGATCAAGATAAAATACGTATGGATTCCATCCGTCTTTACTTGTTTTAAGAATATCTTTACCATCTAGTGTGAATGTTAGAGACTTCATTACATGATCATGAGTATAAGGATGTTTAGCTTCTCCTTCTGTAATTACTAATCTACCATTACTATCTGGAATAGTTTGTCCAGCTTCTCTGAACTCTTTCCAACCAAAGCGTTTCATTTTAAAATCTCCTATTAATGAAAAGTTTCTACTTCTTCTTGACGAACAATCCTATTATACTTACGACGTAATACGTGTATAAGTTTAATAAGATTTGCATTAGAGTATATAGCAGACTTGTGTGGAAATCTTTTATATACTTTAAAATACCAATAACAGAAGAGCTCGTCAAGAGCTTCCCTATTATGTTTACCTAGACTCATTCTAATTCCTCCTCTAGTTTAATTTTGCCTATGTAAGTAACATGGTCATCTTTATGATGAATTTCTATATATCCACCATTTTCAACCATCCTTACTATTCCATTTATCTTATACACATACAAATACTGTGGCTCTTTAGGCTGTGGTTTAATGCGGAATTCAAAATCATCTTGCCAAAAATATGGTTCATAATCTGTAATCCATTTATCTGAATTACAATGTTTTGCTTCAATCTCTGCACCATCAGCCCATGCTTTTATTTCTTTATGCCATTTATGCTGTGCCATTATTGCCATTCTCCTACTAAAACATGAACTTCATTACCACTACTAAATGTTACTTGACATTCTTTATCTTGTAACAAATGAAACAAACCTATTAATGCTAACAAAACAAAAACAAATTGCCCTATTAAATGGAACATCTCTTTATAATCTTTCATGATATCTCTTTCAATAAAATTGCCCCAGTAAAGTGTACATCCTAAGGCCCCGCAGGGTTGGCACCTTAGAAGCCATACTGTCGGATAGATGCTTGACGTTTATTCTCATCAACTTGAAGATACTCATCTCCAGTAATAAAAGATAATTCTACATAATGACGCCAACCTTCCTCGAATAAGAAGTCAGTTAACTCATCAACAATCATTGTTTCTTGAGGTTTGTGCTTATTAAATATTTTTATGAACATACAATACTCCAATAAAAAAAGGGGCCGAAGCCCCTAATTATTAAGCAACCTTACCTGCATCAGCTGAATTGCTGTGCGCTGTTGGTGTTAGTGCTGTATCATCTGTGCCACGATCGTTGCGAGTAGCTAGGTACTTCTTGTTATCGGCACGTAATTGTTCTAGCTCATCTACGATATCTGTAATATCTTTGATGAGAGGTGAGCGGTAGCGAACCATTGTTGCTTGAACATCCTGCAACATACGTTCAGCTAGGAATAAACGTAACCCAGAGTTAGCGGTATTCATTAGTGCATTAAAAGCATCAAAGTCGAATGATGAAGTTTGTTTAGTTTGTGAAGCCATTTTGTTTCTCCTAATTAAAAAGTTAATTGCGATGTACTGCGGTGATTAGTAATCCTGCCGATGAGGCAGCGTTGTCAAGGAAGCAGAGACTAGCAAGCTTCCGCTGAGCCACGACCAAAGGGAAGTGGGAAGCGTGAAGTTGATTGGCGATTGATCCTTGCAAGGATGACGGGCAGGATTTCAATCCACCGCTCAAGTACTCGCTATTTACTATTTTATTAGTTATATTTATGGCAAGCATACTAAACTCCTTCCTCGATATTGATATTACATGTCATGAATCTGTCATTCTGGTATATTACGTTTTCTACTAATGCTAGAACGATTTCATCATCTACATTGCGTTGTTCACGACTAGCTAACTTGATAGTATAGTTATACTCGTGTTGATACTCCATGAGTGAATCAAGGGCAAACTTGACATACGCTTTGTCTCCAGTAATAGAGAAGCCAGTAGCAGTATCGTAGATACAATACACGTCAGGCTTCTTGGTATTAGTAACATAGTCTAAGAACTCATCTAGTTCAATGTCGTTAGTATCAATCATTTTATTACTCCTTATCAAATTCAATTGAAGCCATGTACAACCAGAATGCAGCACCGAACCATTGTGATACTAGGATAACTGTATCTGTAAGGTTAACAGCACCTAGAAGAAAGTGTAAGAAAGCCATAGAGCAGTATAAGAATAAACCAACTTGTTTTGCTGTAATCATTTTGAATCTCCTTAATGTTTTTGAAAGTAGTGTTAAGAGAAGCTCAACACCACGATGTCGCACATCTCATACGAGTCATAGGTGGAGACCACGAAGTTTACGAAGTGGTACTACCTTGACCGTATGGTAAGATGAAGACTCGTGTGTGAAGCCTAATAGCGGCTTTGGAGCGGTCGTAAATAGGATGGAATTTAGCATTGAAAAGCGGATAAAGCAGGGTGAAACATAATGTTTTTGGGTACAAAATTATATATCTAGAACATTCTGTAAGAACTCTAACAAAATCAGTGGGATAGGATCAATTATAATATATGATATCATAGGCATACAATGGTACAATATCATAGCAATGTGTACCACATCATTATCATTCATTACATTAATTAATCTCACACTATAGTCATCATCATTACAATCTTCATATGGGGGGGATACTATCACCGTTAATAAGAAATTATTATAGGTACACACCTCATACAACAGAAGGTAAATTAGGGGATACTGGACATCGTTAGACTACAATAATAAAAAAGAACTTGACTACTGTGCTCGGTGGTGGTGTTAAGTCTACCACCCCTCGCAGGGATTACAGTTGTGCTCACTGTTAATTATGTCTGTTGTATTATTACAACAACTGTACTTTATTTAATTACTAAGTATTGACAAATGAATAAAAATATGATATAATATTTGTATTAGTAAAGCAATTATAAATTGCAAATAACTATTACTATAACTAATAAGAAAGAAAAACAAATATTCTATCTTAGATCAATCGGTGGTAAGTCTATCTATAACTTACGTTATAAATCTCTTCTTAGAAAATATATTAAAATCTTCTTGACAAATTAAATCTTCTGTGGTATAATTGTACTATATCCTTCTTAAAAGAAATAAGATAAAATGGCAGGTAGACGTTCAATTGATGAGACTAATAAGATCCGAGCTTCACTCGGTCTAAGTGTTATCCCTAAGGCTAAAAAGAAAAGTACTGCAATTCTTCCTAATGAAAGGAAGGCTAGAGCTCAAGAGATCTTGTCCGAGATGCTTACTAAGAAAAGTAAAGCTATCGTACAACGTATCATGGACAAAGCTCTTAATGATGAAGATGAAGATCAGATGGCTTGTCTCAAGCTATGTGTTGATCGTATGATTCCAGTTTCCTACTTTGAAAAAGAAAAGAGTGGGAACAAAGGTGTTACTATTCAGATTGTCGGAGTGGGACAAACTACAATCCAAGAGGATGAAGATGTTATTGATGGTGAAGTCATAGATGGCTGATAAGAACAATCCTTTCAAAGGTGGTAAGTTTACTCCTTATGGAGTAGTATCTGCTATAGAAGGTACACCTAAAAATATTTGGCAAGCTCTTCCTAAATATCTTAAAGAAAAAGGAAAGACTGCTGTTAATACCTATGAGACTATAGATAAAATATTTAAAGGTGAAATTGATCCTGAATCTCCTGAAGGTATGCAAGCAGCTATGTCTGCTGCTATGATGGTAGGTACTGGAGGAGTAGGAGCTTCTGGTGCTGTAGGTGGTCCTGGTACTATGGGAATGTTCATAGGTAGAAATGCTGCTACCTTTGATAAAGCTGCTGCAGAAGAAGCTCTTAATATGGCTAAGGCAGGATTTAATGCAACAGATATTTTAAAACAAACAGGAACTCGTAGGTGGAAATCTGGTGCTAGACAAGAGTTAGATGATAGTTCTGCTATATTTAAAAAGGATTATCTAGATCTTCCTTTTGCAAATACTAGATTAAAGTCTATGATAGATCATCCTGAACTTTTTAAAGCTTATCCAGAGTTAGAAAATCTTAAGATAATAGTTAGAGACGACCTTCCAGCAAAGAATGCTGCAATGATCTTTAATAGGAATGAAGCTCATATTTCTAGAGAAGATGTTAATTCTAAAGATATTGAACCTTTGTTACATGAAATTCAACACTGGATTCAAAATAAAGAAGGATGGCAATCAGGTGCAAATCTTAATGATTTCATAGGAGGGCCTCATGTGCTTCCTTCAGGACAACAAGTTAATTTAACTCCTCTAGATAAATATATAATGAGTCCTGGTGAAAATGAGGCTGTCGCTACAGAGGCTAGACGTTTACTAAGTAGTTCTGAAAGAAGAAATAGATTACCTGAAGAAGACTTTCCAATAGACTACATAAACATGTATGATTTTTATAGATAATGGCTAACTTAGAAGTAAAGCTTCATGAGAAGCAACTAGAGATCTTTAATGATCAGCATCGTTTTAAAGTTGTAGCAGCAGGACGTCGATTCGGTAAGTCTCGTCTAGCAGCCTGGACTTTAATTATTGAAGCTCTAAAGAGCTCAGATAAAGATGTATTCTATGTAGCTCCTACTTATCAACAGGCTAGAGATATTCTCTGGTCTTTGTTAAAAGAAATTGGGCATGATGTTATTGCATCTGCTCATGAGAACACTTCAGTACTTACACTGATTAATGGTCGTAAGATCTATCTAAAAGGATCTGATAGGCCTGATACACTTCGTGGTGTTGGTCTTGCATACGTCGTAATCGACGAGTACGCTGACATGAAACCACAGGTGTTTGAACAGATTCTGCGCCCAGCTCTAGCTGACGTACAGGGTGGAGCTCTATTCATTGGTACGCCTAAAGGTCGTAATCACTTCTACGAACTCTTTAAGTACTGTGAATCTGAGAAGGATGAAGAGTGGGCTGGCTTCCATTATACATCTTACGATAACCCATTATTGCCGCACTCTGAGATTGAGAAGGCTAAACTCTCTATGTCTAGCTTTGCATTTAGACAAGAGTTTATGGCTTCTTTCGAAGCTGCAAGTAGAGATCTATTCAAAGAAGAATGGATTCAGATTGAAGAAGAAGAACCTTCCGACGGAAGATACTTTATTGCAGTCGACTTGGCAGGCTTCATTAATGTAGATAGAGAGTCTGGTAATAAGAACAAGAAGTTAGATGAAACTGCTATTGCTATTGTTAAGGTTCATGACAACGGTTGGTGGGTTGCTGAAATTAAACATGGTAGGTGGGACATCAAAGAAACCTGTCAACAGATTATGAATGCTGTTGTTAACTACGAACCAGTAGCAGTAGGTATTGAGAAGGGGTCACTAAAGAATGCTGCCCTTCCTTATCTTACAGATTTAATGAGACGGCATAATCACTACTTTCGAATAGATGACGTGACTCACGGAAACCAAAAGAAAACAGATCGTATTGTCTGGGCTCTTCAAGGTAGATTTGAACATGGTAAGGTACAACTTAACTATGGAGATTGGAATAACGAGTTTGTAGATCAACTTGTCAACTTCCCTAACT